TATACAGATGTTTACAACGATATGTTCTTGAAAAGATATACGACAGCTTTAATCAAGCGTCAATGGGGAACAAATATGAAAAAATTTGATGGAGTACAACTTCCTGGAGGAGTTGTTTTAAATGGTGGTAAAATATATGATGAAGCAGAAGATGAATTACTAAAAATTGAAACTGAAATACAATCCAGATTTGAATTACCAGTAGATTTCTTTACAGGTTGATACTTAATATCACCTAACCTCATAGCATATACTAACACCGAAGTCAATAGAAGTCTATAGAATTATGGCAACAGTTAACCATTATTTTCAATCTGGCATTCCGATGGGCAGAGCCTCGGAGCAGAATCTCTACGAAGATCTAATAATCGAATGCCTACAAATCTATGGGTTCGAAGTCTATTATATCCCAAGAACATCTTTTAATGAAGATCGTATTTTGGTTGAGGATCCGTTAAACTATTATGAGAATGCGTATCCAATTGAGATGTATTTGGAAAACACAAATGGGTTTGAAGGTGAGGGAGACCTGCTAACAAGATTTGGAGTCGAACTTCGCGACAGCGCATCCTTTGTAGTATCAAGACGCAGATGGGATAAAGAAGTTGGCAGTAAAGGTCAAACAGTTTTGGCTAACAGACCAGCTGAAGGTGACGTATTATACTTCCCGTTAACCAAATCTTATTTTGAAATACGTAAGGTAGAAGGCGATACGCCATTCTATCAGCTTGGCAAACTCTATATATTTAGAATGCAATGTGAGCTGATGCAATTCTCTAGCGAGAACTTTAATACAGGTATTGATGAGATTGATACCTATGCAGATTCGATAGATCAAAATTTAAACAACTTTGAATTATTGGTAGAATCAGACGGCCCATTATTATTAGAATTTAACACAGAAACACCGATGATTCTAGAAAGTTACAAAATAACAACAGTTGATGCTGGCGCTAGAAACGACGACTTTGATACCGGCATTACTGACATATTAGATTTCACAGAAAGAAATCCATTTGGTGAGGTATTTAAATAATGTTAGATCAAAGATTTTACTGGGGAACAACTAGAAAAGCAATTGTTGCTTTTGGTAATATGTTTAATTCGATTACCATTGATCGTAAAGATGCGGATGGAAATAGTGAGGAAACATTAAGAATACCGTTATCATATGCGCCTAAAACAAAGTTCTTAACTAGAATACAACAGCAACCCAATGTGGATGAGCGGCCAGTTCAAGTAGTATTGCCAAGAATGTCTTTTGAGATGTTGTCGTTGGAATATGATGTTAATCGAAAAATAAGTCCGCTTCAACAAAATAGAGCAATTAATTCTACAATTAATACCTTAGATGCTCAGTATGCCCCTACTCCGTATAACATACAAGTTGCATTATACGTATATGCTAAGAATCAAGATGATGGTTTGCAGATAATAGAACAAATTATACCATACTTTAATCCTGATTATAATTTAACGATGAAAACAATACCGCAGATGGGCATTAAAAATGATTTGCCAATTTTGTTAAATGGTATAAGCTTTGACGATACGTATGAAGGCGATTTTTCAGATAGACGGTCTATTATTTGGACATTAAATTTTACAATGAAATTAAATTATTATGGCCCTATTAATAGACAGGGTGTTATTAAGAAAGTTATTGCTAACACTTATAGTAATGAAAATTTAACTGAAAAACAATCATCTATTACTATACAACCAGATCCATTGACAGCTAAGCCTGGAGATGATATTGGCTTTATTGAAACCTTTGAAGATTTTTAATGAAAAATATACCAGAACTTGATAAGATTTTTGATATTGAACCGCAATCTCCCGTGGAGAATTTGCCTGCAATTGCTCCAGAAACTGGCAAAAATATAGATCAAGAAGATGATTACCAATTGGCAAGAAGCACATTGCGTAATCTAATATATAAAAGTGAAAACACTTTAGATGACATGATTGAACTTGCTAAAAATTCCGAGCATCCTAGAACATACGAAGTAGCAGGTCAGCTAATTAAAACTGTATCAGATGTTGCTAAAGATTTAATTGAATTGCAGAAAAAAGTTAAAGATTTAAAAGATGGCGACCCCGTATCTGCAAAGAATGTAACAAATAATAATGTGGTATTTGCTGGATCAACAGCTGAGTTATTTAAGATGTTGAAAAACAAAGACGACGGTAAGACAATTGAGCAATAAACAAATATCATATAACGGCAATCCCAATCTTAAACCGATAGGAATTGTTGAATCCTACAGCGCAGAACAAGTTAAAGAACTTATGCGTTGTATGCAGGATCCTATCTATTTTATTGAGAACTACTGTAAGATCGTTTCTCTTGATTACGGACTTGTACCATTTAAATTATATGAGTGTCAAAAAGAAAAAGTACACGTAATACTTAATAATCGTAAAGTTATTCTGATGGAAGGTCGCCAGCAGGGCAAGACCATTACTTCCGCAGCATGTATTCTTTGGTATACATTATTTCAAGAAAACAAAACCGTTGCTATTCTGGCAAATAAATCATCGGCAGCTCGAGAGGTACTTTCTCGATACGAACTAATGTATGAGATGCTTCCCATGTGGATGCAACAAGGTGTGAAGACTTTTAATAAGGGCGACATTGAACTTGAAAATGGTTCTAAAGTATTCACATCAGCAACAAGCTCATCTGGTATTCGAGGTAAATCTGTAAACTGGTTGTATATTGACGAAGCAGCAATTATTCCTAATAATGTTGCAGAACAATTCTTTACATCCGTTTACCCAACAATTTCTGCGGGACAAACAACAAAGATTCTACTTACCTCTACTCCATTGGGATATAATCACTTTTGGAAATTCTGGAATGAAGCAGAGCAAGGATTGAACGGGTTTGTCCCGTTGTTTATCCCTTACAACAGAATTCCGGGTAGAGATGAGAAATGGGCAGCAGAACAAAAATCTATGCTTGGCGAACTAAAGTTCAACCAAGAGGTTTTATGCAGATTCCTCGGTTCATCTAATACTCTTATTAATCCCGATACAATTTCTCAGATGTCTACTCGTCAATTCGTTTATACAAAAGACGGGTTGGATGTTTTAGAAGAACCAATTAGAGCAACCAGAAAAGATGATGGAACTTACGAGGGACAAGATCATATCTATATGCTTGTGGCAGACACCTCGCGAGGCGTAGGGGGAGATTACTCAGCATTTGCGGTTATAGACATTACTGCATATCCATACAAAGTGGTTGCAAAATATAGAAGTAACAGAATCAGTCCGTTGATGTTTCCCAATGTAATATATAAAGTAGCAAAAGATTATAATAAGGCATACTGTTTAGTTGAGATTAACGATAACGGACAGCAAGTAGCAGATTCGTTGTATATGGATTTAGAATACGAAAATGTATTCTTTGTGGGAAGTAATAGCAAAACAGGGCAATACTTGTCCGGTGGATTTACCCATGGGGCGACTCTTGGAGTTAGAACCACAAAACAAGTTAAACGATTGGGATGCACGTCATTTAAGAGTTTAGTAGAAGCTACGAAACTACTAATTCACGATGCAGAAATTATTGAGGAAATATCTACATTTATTGAAGTTCGAGGAACGCATAAAGCAGATGAAGGATACCATGACGATTTAGTCATGTGTTTGGTGTTATTCTCTTGGGCAACAAACGAACCATTCTTTAAAGATTTGACAGACACAAATCTTAGAAAAGTATTATACGAAGATCAATTTAAACAGATTGAGGAAAATCTTACACCATTTGGAATAGTAAATGACGGGCTACCGGAAAAATCTCAGCCAGAAGTTATTGACTCGGATTTATGGTGGAATCAGGACCCTGAAACAGAAATGAAAAAAATGAAAAGAAATTGGTTGGAAAATGTCTAAAAAGAGATACTTATAAATAAATAGTAATCAATAGTTATATTGGACTATCTATAAAATCTTAAGGAGAATAAGATGGCATTTCAGCTTTCACCTGGCGTACTAGTACAAGAAAAGGATCTATCTTCGATAGTGCCTGCTGTTGCTACTTCCGCTGGCGCATTCGCTGGCGCCTTCCAATGGGGACCTGTTGGGCAAGTTACCACCGTCGATTCTGAGAATAATTTGGTTAAGTTTTTCGGCGGGCCAACTGACGAAACTTATACATCATTTTATACTGCAGCTAACTTTTTATCATACGGTAATAACTTACAACTAGTTCGTGTTGTTAACGAAGGAACCGCGAAAAACGCAATTGCAAACGCAAGCGCAACCGCAATTTTAATTAAAAATGAAGATGACTTTTTAAATGGTATATATTCGACCGGAGGTTCAGGTCTTGGCGAATTTGCTGCAAAATACCCAGGAAATCTAGGTAACTCTTTAAAAGTTGTTTTAGTAGATTCAAACACATTTGCAACTACCGCAGTTACTCCTAATATTACGGGACAATTTGATAGTTCTCCAGGAACGTCAACATATGCAAGTTCAGTTGGCGCAACCAATGATGAAGTTCACGTTCTTGTGATTGACGAAGACGGAGCATGGTCTGGCGGTACACGCAACGCAGTATTAGAAAAATTTGCATTTTTGTCAAAAGCATCAGATGCTAAGAACACAAATGGATCTTCTAATTACTATAAAGATGTAATTAATTTGTCTTCAGAATATGTTTGGTCTATAGATCATCCAACGGGCATGACCTCAGGTGCAAACGCGTGGGGAACTGCAGC